AAAAGCCAGGGCATGGCGTTTGAGATGGACGTTGACGACTTTTTGGGCATGATTGAAGTAGGTGACTTGCCTGCTTTGTCAGAAGCGGTACAGAAGGCGATGGGTACTCAAAAAAAAACGAGAACCAAGGCAAGCCGTTGAGTTGGGACGAAATTGAAGAAATGGGGCTGGGTCAATTGCGACTTAGCCCCGTTTTGCTTTATGATCTGACGTTTCCAGAATTCAGCAACGCCATGCGAGGGCACTACAAAGAAATCGAGGAACGCGAAAAAGCGGAATGGGAGCGCACCAGGTGGCTGGCTACCATTACCGTCAACCCACACGTAAAAAAGCGACTGACGCCAAAGGACTTGGCGACGTTCCCCTGGGAGAAGAAAGAGAAGGCCGCCGACGGATTAAGTATCTTGCGGTCATTAGCAAAGTAACGATATGGCAAAGCTTGGCGATTTAGTTGTAAGGATTGGCGCAAATACAAAGGACTTTAATGCGAAACTTGGAACGCTAAAAAGTCAGATACGCAAGGACACAAAAAACATAGCGGCGATGGGCCGCAATTTGTCCATGAGCGTGACGGCGCCGCTTGCTTTGATTGGCGCGAGTTCATTTCGGACGGCTGCCGATTTTGAGCAAAGCATGGCAAAGGTCAAGGCGGTATCAGGCGCGACCGCTGACGAATTTGCAAAGCTTGAAACTAACGCCAAAGAGTTAGGCCGTACCACGCGATTCACAGCGTCGGAGGTAAGTGAACTCCAATTAAATTTTGCAAAGCTTGGTTTTACGGCTGAGGAAATTACGCAAGTAACGGGCGCGACGCTTGCACTGGCGCAAGCAACTGGCAGCGACTTGGCGACGAGTGCCGAAGTAGCTGGATCGACATTGCGGGCGTTCGGTTTAAGTGCTGACGAAACCAGCCGCGTCACCGACGTGATGGCTAAAAGCTTCAGTACTTCTGCGCTTGATATGGGTACGTTTGCTGATTCCATGAAGTACGTGGCGCCAGTAGCAAAGGCGGCAGGATTAAGCGTAGAAGAAACGACGGCCATGCTTGCGAGTTTGTCCAACGCAGGTATCAAAGGCTCACAGGCAGGCACGTCATTGCGGCGTATTATTTCCGAGCTGGGCGCTACGGGTGGCGACGTGGCTGGCTCGATTAAAAAGCTTGCAGGCGAAGGTTTGAATTTGGCCGACGCCAAGGATGAGGTTGGACGGAGCGCGCAAAGCGCCTTGCTTGTTTTGGCAAACAGCACCGACCAAACCGCAAGCCTAGCAACCGAATTCCAAAACGCCAACGGTGCCGCGCAGGCTATGGCCGACATCATGGACGATACGGCTGAAGGTGCTATGAAGCGGATGCAGTCAGCTTTGGAAGGCGCACAAATTGAAATCGGATCGGCATTGGCGCCGATTATGATTAAGCTGGCGGGTATCGTTTCTGATTTGGCTGGCCGCTTTTCTTCAATGAGCGACGGCGGGCAAATGCTAATTTTGGCCATCAGCGGAATTGCTGGAATGATTGGGCCGTTACTTGTTGTATTGCCAAATTTGGTGAGTGGAATAAAAGCCGCGAAATTGGCGTTTGCCTCATTGAACACAACGATGCTTGCCAACCCGTTCGGAGCGGTTGCCGCTGCTATTGGTTTGGTAGTTGGTGCGGTCATCATGCTGAACAACGCGAGCAGCGAAGGCAGTAACAAAGTTGACGACCTCAAAAAGAGTTTGGGCGGCCTTGACTTGAAGCAGCAGGCGGCAAGTATTGAGGGGGCCCGCACGGCGCAGGAAGCTTACGTAAAGCAGTTAGAAGAAGAAAAGGCCGCGATTATGAAACTTGCGCCTTACAAACGCCACGCAAACAGCAAAGCTGGGCGCGACCTGAAAAAATTGGAAGCATCGTTAGAAACGGCCAACCAAGATTTGGCCGCAATGATGCAACTGGAAGAGGGCGTTGCGTTAAAGCTTAAGCAGACGGCAGATAATGCAAGTGCAGCGGCAGGAGGCATAGATTCAGTAGGCAACGCAGCAGGCACGACGACGGAAAAGCTGCAATCATTGCGGCCTGCACTTGCTGAGGCGTTGCAGCCACTTGAGGCAATGCCGATACAAACCGAACCAGTAACAAAAAGCCTTGCGGGCGTGAGTACAGCCGTTTCTGACATGGTTAGCGAGATAACGCCGCAACTTCAGCAATTTAACGACGACGTAAGCGCAGCTATTGAAGGCGCAGTAAATACGGCTGTAATTGGGTTTGGGATGATGCTAGGCGAAGGCATTGCAACGGGCCAAGGCATGAAAGGGGTGGGCGCTATGTTGTTGGGCGTATTCGCTGACCTTGCAATACAACTCGGAACGCTTGCAATTGGTTACGGTATCGCCATTGAAAATATTAAGGTGGCATTAGCTTCGTTGGCTGGCCCCGTTGCCATTGCTGCTGGTGTTGCCCTTATTGCGTTGGGTGCAGGTCTTAAAGGCGCAATAGCAAAAAGCGCAGAACAAAGCGGCGTGCCAGCCTTTGCCGAAGGTGGTTTGGTTTACGGACCTACGATGGGCCTTGTAGGCGAGTATCCAGGCGCAAAAACAAACCCAGAGGTAATTGCACCGCTTGACAAATTGCGCAGCATGATTGGCGGCAATACCGTCCAGGTAACGGGTCGATTATCTGGGCGCGACATACTTTTGAGCAGCGAATACAGTGCGATTGACCGTAACCGAGTAAGAGGATTCTAATGGCAACGATCAGATTTTTCGGAGAGTTTCAAGACGAGGTTGGTGACGTTTGGCGTATCAATTTGCACGATACCAGTTACGACGGCACGGCGACCGAAATAACGTTAGGCGCAGAAGGTTTTGCGTTGAGCTATTCAGGTAATGCCGAGGACCGACACCAGCCAATAATTGGCAGCGGAGTTGACTTTACGGTAATGAATGAAGGCGGCACATTTGAAACGTTTTTGAATTCCGTTTTGCCGTCAGCATCTGAAGGGCGTATGCAGGTGGAAATTCGTAAGGATCCAGATAATACCAATTCACTTTATTGGGCGGGCATACTTGCAGCGGAACAGGTCGAACAGGAAGACGCACCCACACCGAACGCCGTGCGCATGACAGCGAGCGACGACCTGGGCAATTTGCAACGCTTGTATTTTGACCCAACAAACGGAGTAACCACGGCAAACGAGATACGAACGCCCGTGGCGCATATGCTGCAAATACTAAACCAGATGCGAACCGAAAATTTGTGGGGCGCTAATGATGGTTTTTTTCGTTACGTCAATGACATAGAGATGAACGGTTACACGGGCAGCGATTGGCTTGACGACGTTTTATTAGATAACCCGTTCGTAAATGAGGACAATGAAATATACGAAGGCAAACGGGGATACAACAGCTACGAAATTTTAGAAAGCATCGCGCGCAGTTTAAATGCCCGCGTTTTTCAGGCTAACGGCTACTGGTGGTTTTTGCCAGTCAATTGTTATTTACGGGCCGCCGTGGTGGACGATTGGACAACCAACGTAATCCAGGTTGATAAAAGCGGAACGGCTGCGGCGCTTACGACAGCGCAAACGGCAGAACTGCAAGCAGGCTACATAAATGAAACGGACGCCGATTTTGTAAAGATGGCGGGCGGAATAATCACGTACTTACCACCATTAAAAAGGGTGCGCAGGACGCGCGATTATTACGGCAACCAATTTGCAGTAACTCAGTACAGCACAGGAATCACGACGGGCGACAATATAACGTACAACGATACCGACCGCACCTATATTGAGGACCTTGCGTTTAATTTGTCAGGCGGTTGCCAAATAGCGTTATCGGCTGCAAACGTAAGCAACATACCATTGAATAACGCATTCATACAGCTGCAACTAACGATTAAATGCGGTTCGCTGTATTTTACAAATACGGGTTGGGGAGCAATTCAAAATGAATACATTTTAAACCTTGCACAATTTAACCGCAGTGACGGATTTGATGCGGGCTTACCGTGGTCATTAACTACGGAAGCTTTGCCGTCGCAGCAAGTAGGTTTAGACGTTACGATACAGCTGCGCATTATAAGCGCGCTGGGTACTGACTTGACCAGCAATTACACCAGCGATTTTTTGATACTTACTTCAGGCATTCAAATTACAGGTGACCAAGGTTTGTTAGGTGATGAAATATTATTTGAAGCAGAAACCAGCGACGACAACCGTATAGAAATAAACCAGGGCAGCGTATTACATGGCGATCCTGAAGGCACAATATTGGGGTCAGCTTATCCGATACCGTATGGTAACTTTTCTTTGACGGGTTACGGCAACACGTACACGAGCAGCCAAACAACAACAGCGGTTAGCTTGCACCGTTTAGGCGTAGCCGAAGCGATGGCGTTAGGACAATTTCCTACGCAAATACGCAAAGGCCGTTTCTATGGTCGACGTTTTGAGATGTGGCAAACAATTAAGGAAGGCACGGAATATTTTGCACCGTTCGAATTTTCAGTTGTGATGAATAGCCGTGAAAGCGACGTACAAAGGTGGATGATTAAGTACGACGATAATAACGTAACGTCGTCGGAGCTTGCTGTAAATAACGATAACGGAAGTTTAGACCCGAATCTGTTTAATTTCAACCTATGAACGTAACGCAAGACATATACGAGCGGATAAGCGAATTGCGGCGCGGTGCTTTGGCTACTTTTTGCGAGCTGCTAACGATAAACAACCGCGACGGGCTAACCACTACAATTGGAGATAATACGAGCCATGTGATGAACACTTGGCAAGGGCCAAACGGTGGCAGCAGTATTATTTTACCACCAGTGGCAGAAAGCGAAGGCCGATTAATTGCGTTTCATTCGGATAGCACGATAAGCGCAAATACATACGTTCGCTTAGGTCCAGACTTAGGAGATACAAGCGCAACAATTGACGGCGCCGCTACTTACGATTTCAACAGGGCTTACGACGGAATTACTATCTTGTGCGACGGTTCGAACTGGTTTATTATTCAGAAGAAAGAGAAATGATTACTGAAATTTTAATTGCAGTAGTGCCAGTTTTTGCTGGTTTGATTGGCGTTTGGGTGAACCTCAACAGCACGGTAGCACGCCTCAAAAGCCGCGTGATACAGCTCGAATTATCGCAGGACGATTTTAAACGCGACATTAAAGAACTGTTAGCCATGGTGCATGACATTCAAATCATGATTGCCAAAATGAACCGCGAATGATTTGGATTATCTTGGCCACCGTGTTTGCCAATATGGTATACAAGGCCCGTGAATATGGGCGCGCCGATATTGCCGACCTCATCATATTTGTCGCAGCGTTAGGAATCCTTTTCTTATGAGATACTTTCGACCCGAAGAATTTGACTGCAAATGCAAGAAATGCAAGGATAACGGCGAAGGACGCGGGATCGACATGATGGAAGATTATTTCTTGCAGATGCTGGACGACGCCCGCCATAAAGCTGGCATCCCATTCGTTATTACCAGCGGCTACCGTTGCCCCAGTCATAACAGAGCCGTCGGAGGGGTGGCTAATTCCGCACACACCAAGGGGCTGGCTGCTGACATTGCTTGCAGCGACGAGCGCAGCCGTGGCTACATTATTGGCGCGCTTTACGAAGCGTCTTTCAATCGCATTGGGATTCATCCCGATTTTATCCATGTTGACGACGATGACAGCAAAAGCGCTGACGTAGTTTGGCTATACAAAGAATGAAGATAAACCAAATCAGCCGCACCGTTCACGAGGTGAAAGTAGAGCGCGCGCCGCAGCGTATGCTGTTTATTTCCGACGTGCATTACGATGCGATGAAGTGCGATCGTGTTATGCTGAAGCGGCATTTGGACGAAGCCAAAGCAACTGACTCGCCAGTATTCATTTTCGGCGACTGGTTTGATTTGATGCAAGGCAAATGGGATCCGCGCGGAACGTACAGCGACCTTCGACCAGAATACAAAAGCATCACATACCTGGACGACGTAATTGAAGACAGCGCGGAATTCCTTACCAAGTACAAAGACGTCATTCGATTTTTTGGACGCGGCAACCATGAAACCAGCATTGAAAAGCGGATGCATACCAGCCCGCTCGACCGCGTGGCATACATCGTTAACAAGAACGGCGGCAATATCCAGGTAGCAGGATACAGCGGCTGGCTATGGATGCAGATTTATCACAACGGCAAGCGGCGCAGCTCGACCTTTGTACACTACCATCACGGAATGGGCGGCAACGCACCACGGTCAAAAGGCGTTTTGCGCGTGGACATTGACCAAATGCAATTCAAGGATGCCAGCTTAATCGTGCGCGGGCATACGCATCAAAAGTGGCATTTGCCCGTAACGTCTGACCGCATCAGCCGCTTTGGTAAGCTGTATCAGGACAGCGTACACCATTTGCAGCTTGGCAGTTACAAGATGCTGGGCGACCGATTCGCAGGCTGGGCTACTGAAAAAGGATTCAACACGCCACGGCTTGGCGGCTGGTGGGTTACCTTGCACAACTCTAATCACGATTTGCCGTATTGGAAAATCGAGGAAGCACAATAACATGAAAGAACTTTTGATGACTTACTGGGCTGAAATTGCCCTGGCTATTTTGACAGCAGCGGGAACGATTACCGCGCTCACAGAAACCGAAAAGGACGACAAGGTAGTAGACGTCCTAAAGCGAATCATAAACGCGGTAGTTTTAGGCCGCACAAAGCGACGCGATAAAGAATAAGGCATATATTTGCGTCAATCCATTCAGGAATTGGTTTAGGGTTTTTGTTTTTCATTGGAAAGGCGGTACTGTGCAGGCGGTGCCGCTTTTTTATTGTCGTGAAATGTTAAAATTGAACTTTTTTTGTGCAAACGTTTGGACAGATGTACAAAACGATGTACATTTGAGACATCAAACAAACGGAAAAACAAAAAGCCATGATTACTAACCGCCGCACCCTCGCAATCGAACTTAGCAAAGGAAACGTAAACGCCTCAACAGTTAGCAAGAAGCTCGACCGTATTGTTAACCTTTGGTTGAGCCGAAACGAAATAGTAAAGGAAGCAGGGCAGTACAAGTTGGCATAACATAAGCCCCTTTGGGGGCTTTTTTTAAACCCTATACAATGGAAGACCAATACCGAATCAAACTCAGCGACACCATCGACATGGTGGTAACGTACTACTTCGACCAGGGCGAAGATGGAACGTATAACACGCCGCCCGACGGCATGGAGTTCATAATCCTGCACGTCAGTCTTTGGCAAAAGAACCGCGACAGCTACGACCACATTCAAATCACGGACGTAGATGATCACTGGTTGGCATGGAATGAGAAAGCAATTGAAACAGAAATCCTAAAACAGTACGGAATATGAAAAAGCCTATTTGTGTACAGTCAAGCGTACACGTTAAACAAACCACCGATTTTAACCACTGGCAGCAGGAGCTGAGAGAGGAACGGGAATTCTTGCGACTCATTGACAATTTCCGCGCCCAACTTATAGCAGCACGAACGAAATGAGTAAGAAAATAAAAGTTCGCATAAAATCGGCAAACTCGAGTGTAATGTATTTAGATTACGTTGATCCAATTTTAGGTGTGGCCATTCCATACAGGGGCGATAACCCACCAACTTTTGGTAAAATGGAAGCAACGAAAATAATCAATTGGTTGAATCAACATGAAACCAATCCAGGTTACGCGAGACATTATTGGAGAATTGAAGAATTATGAGCGCAGTACAGGAACTTAAAGCATTGTCGGAGCGATACGAGATGCGCGCCGACCATTTCCACAAAGACCCACGCGGATTTGTCATCATGACACGTCGAGGCGTGGAACACGTACAAGCCAAAATAAAGGCCGTGGTTACGTTTTCTACCGTGCCGGAATGGTCTGACCCCAGCGACGGGCGATATTGCGTTAAAGCATACGCAAAATGCGAAATAGGGCAAGTGGAAACATTTGGCGAGGTGAGCAAATCAAACAACCGTAACGCGTACCCGATCGCGATGGCTGAAAAACGCGCTTTATCGCGTGCCATTTTGAAGCTTGCAGGGTTTTATCAGTTGGAAGTTTACGGCGAGGACGAAGTAGAATGAGCCTTGACGATTTTTTTGACAGCATAGAAGCCGACCAGCAAGCACGGCAGGAGCAGCTAAAAGATTACGCGCTGCGATTGCTGGAAACGTCTACCATGCGTGACGACGATGACGGCTTAGAGGACGAGATAATACAAACCCAACCGACGCCAGAACGATGGCGCGAGATATTCCAGCGGTTGCAGTTCAATCAACTACGCTGCATCGACTTTCCTGGATGGACAAAAACAGAGTTTAACCAATCTTATAAAAATCATGGAATTGATAATTGAAGGCGTGATAGCACGCATCTGCAAACCGCAGGAATTTGCAAGCGGTTTTCGAAAGTGCGAAGTGCACGTAACTGTACAAGACGGGCAATACCCGCAAACCGTGGCGCTTGAGTTTCTCAAGGACGACGTGGATGAAGCGTTAGGCCTCACCGTTGGAGCGCAAATTAAAGCGCGGTGTAACGTCCGAGGCCGTGAGTGGAAGAACGAAACCACAGGCGACTACCGTGCGTTTATGTCGCTGGTGCCTTGGAAGTACGAGCTGCCCGATCCGAAAAGCATTCGAGAAACGGTGATTGAGGACAGCAAGAAAAATGAACCGCAAGCCGATGATATGCCGTGGTAGTGTACAGAATAACCCTACCCGAGGCAAAGAGCCGCGTGAGCTTTGAAGACCCGTTAAGCATGATTCGATACGTGGACGATTTAAACCTTAAAGGCATAAAGTGGGAACTGAAAATAGAAGACAATGGAAATGAATTTGAAAATGTACCTGCAGCACCATTTCGGCAGCCTGAAGGCGTGCGCTGAATTGATTGATGTCAGCCGTGGTACGTTGCATAATTACGTTACCAAGGATCCCGATGGCGTGCTGCGATACACCAGCCGCTTGATGCAAAATGAAAACATAAAGCCGCAGGAACTCATCCAAGCGGTAGAAACAACCAAAACCCAATTAGATGTTAAATCTGAATTTACGTTCTGAGGAGAACACAAACACCAGAAACGCCCAGGTGCAATCAACAAAGGATTATGCACGATTTAAATTTTTGCGCGGAAATCGCGATTTAACAGAAAGCAACGTAAAAAGTATCCAGGCGCAAATCGCCCAATTTGGACAACGAATTCCAATAATTACGAATGAGCGCAATGAAGTCATTGATGGCCAGCATCGTCTTGAAGCTTGCAAACGCCTGGGGATACCTGTAAAATTTATCGTAGATATAGGCGCGACCATTGATCACGTGATTTCGGCAAACATTGTAGGCAGAAAATGGAACGTTGCAGATTACGTTAAACGTTATGAATCTGAAGGCAATAAAAATTATGAGCAGTTGCGCATTTTTATTGAGAAGTGCAAAGAGCATGGAATCAGCGCCTCATCAGCCGTAAACATATTGCGAGGCGGGAAAAGCTACAAAGGTTACCATATGTATGAAGACGGAAAAATTCGTCAGCATGGAGGTACCTGTAAAATCAAAAAGTTGTACAGCGTTGGAGACGACATTAAAATAGGTCGCTTTATTATGCCGAACCTGGACGAGGCAATGGAAAATTTAAAGGCTATTGTGCTGTTTAAACGTTACCCGTTTTACCGAAAAAGCTTTTTTATTAATGCACTGTTGCAGGTAATGCGCATAAATGATTTTGACGTACAACGGTTGCACGAAAGTGCTGAAAAATACCCGAATCAATTTACTAACGAACCCGATGTTGACGGATTCGTTCGAATGTTTGAAAACGTTTACAACTACCGAGCAAAAGCAAAGTTGCCGCTGGTTAACCACCCAGAACGACGCAAGTGAAGCGTAAGTACGTGAGCATTCCAATCGAAATATGGAACCTGAGCGAGCTGCACCCAAATGAACGGGTGCTGCTTGCTGAGGTCGCCAGCTTTGACGATCAGAACAAAGAATGTTTTGCAGGAAATGAGTATTTCGCGACGCTTTTGAACGTATCAGAAGCCACGGCAAGGGGTTACATCAGCAACCTTATCGCGCGCGGTTTTCTCATCAGAGAAGGCAGCAGATACAATCGGCGACTGCGTAAATCTGCGCAAACGAATGCGCAAAATAGCGCAAACGAATGCGTAAAATCACGCAAACGAGTGCGTAAATCCACGCAAACGAATGCGCAGAATTCAGCACATACTAATATATCTACTAATACATCTACTAATACATTTACTAAAAGCGCACACCCTTCGGTTGTGCTGCCTTTTGAAAGTGATGAATTTCTGGATGCCTGGACCGAATGGAAAGAGTACAAGCGAACGGATCACCGATTCAAATACAAAACCGCCCAAAGCGAACAGCGGGCATTAATGAAACTACAGAATGAATACACCGACCAAAACGAAGCCATCGACGCTATCCACCGAGCTATTGCAAACGGTTGGAAAGGATTGGTATTTAAGCAGTCCAAAAACGGCAGAGCTAACCGCCCAGGAGCGCGAGACCTTGAAAATAGCGTCAACCAACAGAAGCTTGCGGAGTTTGCAAGAACTGGACGCATCACAACTGACCGTCGAGACGTGTTTTAAATGCACCAACGTCAAGACCGCGCTGAAGTACAACGAAGTGCCTACACGCGCTGCGCTGACGGCCATGATTACGCGAACCGTCAAGTTCATCGACGCAAATAAGACGCTTTCGACGCCTGAAGAAATCGAAATGACCGTCAACGAACTTCTGCACACGTACCCTTGCTTTACGTTGTCCGATTGGCGGTTAGCTTGCTACATGATGGCAAAAGAGGCGTTTGGGCCATATTACGAGCGGTTAAAACTTGCGCAGTTCGTGGAATGCTTTGCCAAATACGAGCAACTAAAAGCGCCCGTGGTAAACACGATCCGCGAAAACGAACGCCAGCAGTACGAACGCGAAACCGCCGAGGCGCTCAGATACATTACCCCAGAATTCGGCACCGAGTTTAACCCAATCGCCGCGCGCGTACAAAAAGCCGACTGGATGAAAGGCGAAGACCGTTTAACATACACCGAGCGCGAGGAAATGCGCCAGCGTGACAAAAACCGAAACAATGGATAAGGAATTACACGACCGATTGATGGATAAAACAATCCACGTAATCAATTTAGAAATTACAGGGCAGATGAAAACCTTAATTGAGGCACAAGCCGATATGTTAGGCATCAGCGTTTCAGAATTTCTTAGCCGCATAATTCATGGATGGTTGGAGCTTGTAGCTAAAACAGCAGGTTATACTGAGATAGAAAACAAAAATTGAAAATGACCAACCTTGAAAGATTTTGGCTCGACCTCATGTCAGGACGACGCTACATCATAAACGAAGTGTATGGCAATGAAGCTATGATGCGATACAGACCGCACCCACGCGAGAAAGAACGGTTCCTTGAGAATAATGGCCGCGTGGAATTCGACGCGGAAGTAGCTGACTACAACCAACGTTTCTTTGACTTCTGCGAAGACCGTTTCGCCGATCACAAAGCCGCATACCTCAAACGCATAGCCGATAACGGACGCAAAGCGAAAAGCTGGCCACTCTACAAAGACGGAGCCAACGAACGCGATGCCATCAAGCAAAAGATGCGCGATGTAATTTTAGGCCATGCCAAAGGAACCAAAAGCCAAGAAACCGCTGACTCACGCGCAGCTAAAAAAGAAA